ATGAGACAATATTATACTTTGGACATGTTAGAAAACTTATATCGGTTCGAAGAACCAAATCTTTCTGAAAAAGCAGTGGAAGAAAAGGCGAAAAGCTTAAAGCGGGTCTTAAACACCATGGATATTTACTGGACCCGAAGCAATCGCCGATTTTATTCGCATAACCAACTTCAGAACTTTTTGCCGAATTTTAATTAATGCAACCTAACCTTATTTGTTGTTTCATGTACGGATAAAGAATGGGAGGTGATAAACATGTATTGTCCATTACTCTGCAGCAAACCCGATAATACCGCGGTTTCATTTGGCCAATGTATGGAAGAGGCGTGTGCCTGGTGGATTAGCAGCACCGAAAAATGTGCTATCTGTGAACTTGGCGTGTACGCCGGCAATCAGTCAGAAGCTTAATTTAGAAAGGAGAAGGTGACGTGGTTACCACATTAAAACTAAGCGACATTATCAGTAAATGGCGGGACGCTTTACAGGCCAGCACGTCAATACAAACCTACTGTACTACAAATTTTAGTCAGACGCCCAAGATCTATGTCGGCATTAACGGCAAAAGTGCGCCGGCGGATACCGATTGCCCGTTAATTATTCTTTATCCCGGATCAAAATCGGAAGGGCTGGAACTAGCGGAATATACCTATAAACTAACTGTTGCCTGGATCATCATCAAAGATGCGACCACTACGACCGATAATATAACGGAATATACGGGAGTTTCGGAATGTGATGAACTGGGTCAATTAATTTATCAGGAACTGGCCGAACTGAGCGCAGATAATCCTATTAGCGAAGTACACTACAACATCGAGCCGGTGGCCTACTATCCGCGTTTTCCCGGACGAATGGACATCACATTAAAAATTAAGCCAGTTAATGGCTATAGTATTGATTACTAGGAGGTACAAAAAATGTCAAGAGCAAAAGGATATAACTCTCAATTAGCTTTGGGGTACGAAACTACATACGGTAGTACACCAACATCTGTTATCGGCTATAATATGCCGTTTAGCCAATCAAAAATCGGGATAACCCAAAAAACGATTGATTCGACAACTATTCGCGGTCGCCGGGATAAGGACGAGCCGGCTGTTGGCAATATCGATGTATCCGGCAGTATTGTTGTGCCAATCGATCAAATCGGTATCGGCTACTGGCTGCGGGCGATGTTTGGCACTCCGACGACTACCGGATCTGCTGATCCGTATACTCATGTGTTTAAAGTAACCGATAGTCAGCCGTCGCTGGTGCTTGAGCAGCAATACTCGGATATTCCGGCTTATGAAATGTACAATGGCTGCAAAGTGAACAAGTTTTCTTTCACTTACGGCGGCGATAATGAACTTACAGCCACTATTGATTTGCTTGGGGCAAAACGGATGCTCGGCACGGCAACCTTCGCTTCGACACTGGCTGATCTGTCACTAACGAAATTCAGCAATTTCCAGGGGGCAATTGAAGAAGGCGGCTCGCAGCTTGCGATTGTTACTGAGGCCAGCCTGACTGCTGACTTCGGTTTGGATGCCAATTCCTACGCCATCGGCGGCGGAGGTTGCCGTACCGCCCTGCCGGAAGGATATCTGCAGGTATCCGGAAATATTAAGGCGTTTTTTGAAGATACGGTATTACTTAATAAGGCGATAAATAATACCCAAACTTCGCTAAATTTTAAATTTACTGATGATACGTATAGTTTGGGATTTTATATGGAAGAAGCAATCTTTCAGCAAGCTTCCCCCGGAATCGAAAACGAAAAGGGAATCCTGATAAATCTGCCGTTTAAGGCGTTTTACAAGAGTGGTACTGGCAGCAGCATTATTGTGGCCACGCTGGTGAATAGCCAGTCGGCGTATGCGGAATAAGGACGGGCTCAGCTAAGCAGGAGCAGATGTAAGGGGCTGTCTTTGTACGACAGCCCCACTATTGTCAAACGACCTTTTTTCCGGTAGTTTAAAAACGCCGGAAGGTCAAAAAAAGGTGGTTAGAAAAATGGCAGAAGAAAATACTTCTTATTTCCGGAAATTATGGAATGCTTACACCACAGGTTTGACTAACCAGCCATTATTAAATCAAGCCATGGTGAGCGAAGTATTGCCGCAATTTGTTCCCCCGCTGACACAAGAACAGACCCAACAACTTTTAGACTCGCAACAGGCAGTAAGAGATAGTTCTGATAATATTAATATTGGACAGCAGGATAGTAGCAGTTTCGCGCAGAACGAAGCAATGCAGCAAAAATTGCATAATGAAGAATTGGTTGCCGAAAAGTCAGAGCTGTTAAGAAGAGAGCATTCTAACTGGAGCGACGGAGAGGTAACGTGGAATGCAAAATATGGAGTATTAATTGAAAATAGCGGAAACTGCCCGCCTGAAGAACGAACTCAATATGTTAGAGATCATCTGCTGGAATTCATAGCATACTTTAATTCGGGGATTAATGTTAATGATCATTTGAAGTATCAAGGGGTTAATAACTTTTATCAATTAGCAAATATACCTACAAATCCTACTGATCCAAATACCTGTGTTGATCATCCACCGCTCACTCAAGAACAAATCGCCCTGGGACATACTTATGAAGTTTTTACATTTGGTCAGTATAATATACCGTTTATAACCCGTAATGGCGAAGTAGTTTCGGAAGACATAGAACGATTTCATAAATTAACAGAAATGTTTGTATATGATCCCCAGGCAAGCCTTTTAGAAAATGCACATAAAGGGCTGAGTTTGGCAGGATTTACTCCAGGTATTGGCTTTGTCCCGGATTTAGCCGACTCGGCATTGTATGTGGGCGAAGGAAAATGGAAAGAGGCGTTATTCAGCGGGGGGGCTGCAATTCCAGGTGCTGGCGATGCTTTTGCTGCACTAAGAATGGGAAGCAAAGCTGTTAAAGGAATTGAAGCGGCGACAGAAATTGATGGTGCGGCAACGAAACTTAGTAAGGGGGCAGATAAAGCTGGTCCTAACATTACCGAATCACCAGTTCTAAAAGATAGCCCATATAATCCTGATACCGTTGCAGATAGAGTGAAACCAGAATACAAGGCAAATCCTGCTCATGATCCAGGAAGTTCATTGTTCAATCCGAGAAAGACGCCTGAACCAACTGATGCTGCATCAGTGTATCAAATTTCAGTTAGGGCTGATATGGGAACATGGTATGGGCAAGGGGCAGATGGGCAGATTTATCGATATTTTAGTGATAATGCTGGGGGTGCTCATTTTAGTGGTATTGTATCGAAAGAACAAGTGCCAGCAGATATACTCAGGCAATTAGGTATAAAATACTAGGGGGATTTAGATGATAATAGGGAAGAAAGATAGGTTTGCGGTAGAGTTTGAACTTGACCAAGAATTTGGGGGAGAATGGTTATTTGGTCGACTTGGCTTTTGGATTGAGAATCAGCAGATTGGTGACTATAATCTTGGCACTTCTCTCCGTGATGTACTATTTCAAGTAAAATCGATTGTTCGTGATAATGGTAATCGGAGTCATGAAGAGTTGTTTGGTCTAGATAAAATTGAGCTGTATAAAAGAATAAAAGGTGCACTATATGATTGTATAATAAATGAATATTATCAAGTCGCTTTAGATGAAACTTGGGCCCGCTTTAATGTAAATATTCCTGTTGATGTATTTGATGGATGGAATTTGTTTCTTGTAGAAAACGAAAATTTGGAGCAGGCGCGTTTAATTGCAGTAAAATTAGACAACAAAGAGATTTATGAATCTATTCTTAAAAAGGGAGAGTTTGACGAGATAATAACAAGTTTATACAAAGAGCTAGACAAACTATATGAAATTGAATTGGCAAAATAAGATGGGATACATGAATATGATAAAATTGCTGGTAAATCCAAGAGTTGAGGTGCAATGGATATAAAACTGTCGCTCTCTTCTTTTTCGTTAGCGATAGGTATTCCCATCTTAACGCAACTATCAATCGGACTGCAATACTATTAATTAAGCGGTGCAAGATGTACATTAGATCCTGATGGATGACTAGAAGTAGCGACAAAAAATAATTAATTGCAAGGACGGCATTTAAAAGATGCTGTCCTTGTTGTTACAAGACTAATTTATTGTTTAAATCAGTTTAACAAGGAGGTAAAAAAATGGCACAATTTCCTGATATTCAACAGCCGGTGTACCCATTAACGACAAAAATCAAAGACCCGTCACTGCAGTCTGAAATGGAAAATGGACTGGTTATCTCGCGGGCTAAGTTTACTCGGGCTCCTCAGACATTTACTTTGAAATGGACTGCTCTGCCCGCAGCGGATTACGCGACTCTGCGGGATTTTTACCGTGAAACGGTTTACGGTGGAAGTTTGGCTTTTGACTGGTATTATCCAACGGTGGTCGATGATTCGTATTCCGGGACTTTATTTTCGGTTCGGTTTACGGGCGGAGACATTAGTTTTGAATTGGCGGCACCGGGCTACTATTCCGGTACGCTGACCATCCAGGAGGTGTAATAATGCTTAATTTGTCAGTAGCCGGTGTGCTGGAGAAAAGCCAGCTGTCCAGTGACGGCGTGTGGCTGCTGCTGGTGGAAGTCGCCATCCCGGATTCGGATGAATCGTTGCGCTTGGTGCATAATAACGAGGATATCACCTGGAACGGCTATACCTGGACGGCCTTTAATTTCAAACTTGGTGATGTTAAAGAAGACAATAAAGGCAAGCCGCAATCCGTGCCGCTTCAGATATCCAATGTTACGCAGACTGTCCAGGCATATGTCGAAGAGTACAGCGGCATGACCGGGACCACGGTGACGTTGAGGGTGGTTCACTCTCAGCATTTGGATAATACCACGCCGGAATTGGAGGAAGTATTCACCGTTGAATCAACTATTTGTGACAACAAATGGGCTACTTTTTATCTGGGCTGCGATTTGTCGGTTCAGCTAAGGTTTCCTTTTCGGCGGGTGCTGAAAAGTTTTTGCGCCTGGCGCGATCATTATAAGGGAATCGAGTGCGGTTACAATGGGTCGCTGACCGCGTGCGACGGTACGCTGCAGTCCTGCCGCGACCGGAGCAATGAGAGCCGTTATGGCGGCGAACCAAGCATTCCGGAGGGAGGACTGTACGCGTAGAGTCTGGGGATTAGAAAAAAGCAAAACCAAAAGTGAAGTAATATTAATCGCCGTCAGGCGATTTTTTAGTTGGGGGTACAATGAAAATAAAATTGGACGACCTAATCGGTCTGCAGTTTGTTGACGGTGGCCGCGATTCGGCTGTCGGCCTTGACTGTTGGGGACTTTCGACAGAGGTTTTTCGGCGTTATGGGATAGAATTGCCGGATTACAAAATATCCTGCGAAGACGCCAGCCGGATTGACAGCGAAGTGAAGCAACAGAAGCTATTTTGGCGTAGGTGTGAGGGGGAAATCCCAATACCGGCGCTGGTCGTCATCCGGTTTACCGTATTTTGCGACCATACGGGAGTTTATATCGGTAAAGGGAAATTTATTCATACCCGTAAGGAGGTCGGCGTTAATATTGACCGCGTCGACAGTCCGGCCTGGTCAAAACGCATCGATGGATTCTACGTTCCGGAGGTGATGAAATGATTACAATAACCATTCTGAAAAACCCATTTAATCATAGCGAAAAAGAAATTCATACATGTGTGCATGTTCCCGGTAAAACGGCTTATGAGTATATCCAGCCGTACATCATGGGGATGGAAGATTATGTCGTCAGCGTCGACGGCAATATCGCGGATGATACAGCCGCGCAGGCAGTCAATGATGATGATTGGTTGGCCGTTTGCCCAGTCGTCGGCAAAAGTGGCTCAGCTTGGTTTAGAACAATCGGTATGCTAGCATTGAGTTATGCTGTAGGCCATATAGCAGGAACGCATACTTGGGGCAATTTATTTAAATCAAAGTTTTGGTCTTCTATGGCAGCAGGTGCTCTCACTTCTGTAGGTGGAATGCTGATTAATCACTGGTTCCCGGCGGCTAAAACAGACCGGCAAACCTATGAAATTAGTCCGACCTACAACTGGAGTAACGCCAATTCGCCGACAGATCAAGGGAATGCTCTTGCCGTGACATACGGCACTATGCGTACGGCCGGGCAAGTGTTGGCCCAGCATGTGTCGAGTGACGATGAGGATCAGTATCTTAATATACTGATGTGCGGCGGACAAGGGCCGATTGACAGCATCAGTGATATTCGGATCAACGATAATCCGATTTCCTATTATAATGACGTTACGGTTGAAACCCGTCTGGGAACCAATGACCAAGAAGCAATATCCAATTTTAACGATACTTATTCCGATCAGTCACTGGCTTACGAGCTGGATACCGACGGTGATTGGGCTACCGAGCAAACAGAGGGGGATGCAGTAGAAGGGCTGGAAGTCACACTGCAGTTTCCCTATGGCTTATATTATGCCAATGACAGCGGTGGCCTGGATAATGCTTCGGTAACTGTTCAGGTTCAGTATCGGGTCGCTGGCGTCGATACCTGGACAGATTTTACTACTGCTACTATTACTGCGGCGAAAAATACGACATTTTATCGTACGTACCGGATTGATAATCTTACCGCCGACCAATATGAGGTGCGGGCCCGGTGCACTTCCAAAAGTGGTACAAATAGCCGCTACTCTACCCGGGTGTACTGGTCGCAGTTGTCGAGTATTATGTATGATGACTTTTCCCGGCCCGGCAAGGTGCTTATCGGTATTAAGGCACTGGCGACCAGCCAGCTTAGCGGCAGTGTGCCGAGCATAACCTGGCTTCAGACCCGCGATACGGTATGGGTGTGGAACGCTGACAGCAGCGCGTATGAAGAAAAGTCAGCCTCAAATCCGGCCTGGGCGGCCTATGACATGATTCATCGCTGCCGACAGCTTATGAATATTAATACAGGCAGCTACGAATATTTTGTTCAGGGTGCCAGCGTAGCGCATATGGTATATGACGATTTTGCCAGTTGGGCGGAATTTTGCGATGACTATGACCTGACTTTCAACTATATCTACAATACCGCAAATGATTTGTGGACTTCCCTGCAGAAGCCGGAGAATGTCGGCCGAGGCAAGGTTATCATGCGGGGAACAAAGTTTGGCTGTGTCTGCGACGCGCCTGGCGATCCGGTGCAGCTTTTTACGGTCGGTAATATGATTACCGATAAGTTCAAGGAAACCTTTGTCAGTCAAAAGGACCGGGCTAACGCGGTTGAGATAACCTTTTTCAACAAGGATAAAGCCTATGAGAAGGAAATTGTCACGGCTTATGCCGACGATTACGATTCAGCGACCGAGCCGAACATTACCCAGATTACCATGGATGGGATTACCTCGCTTGACCAGGCTTACCGTGAAGGCAAATACCGGCTGCGCCTCAATGAATATTTGGTGCGGACGGTGGAATTTAACGCGGATGTCGATGCGATTGCCTGTCAGATCAATGATGTTATTCTCCTGGCTCATGATGTGCCGCAGTGGGGTTATTCCGGGCGGCTGCTTTCCGCCACGTCCACAACGCTGCAACTAGACCGTGAGGTAACGTTGGAGCCTGATACTTCTTATGCTGTGGCGATTCAGATTACTAATACGGAGGCCACCACGATTGACGAGGTTCAAAGCATTGTAACTGTTAATGTCCAGGGAGTTACAGCGGAAACCACCACCGATACGCTTACGCTGACAAGTGATTTGTCTATAGTCCCGATAAAATGGGACCTATACAGTTTCGGGGAAACCAGTAAAGTGGTTAAGCCCTTCCGGGTGCTTAATATCAGCCGGGATCAGGATATGCGGCGAACAATTTCTTGTATTGAATATATCGAGGAGGTCTATACCGAGGCTACAGATATACCTGAAGTTAGTTATAGTGAACTCGATACTACGGTCGATGTCAGCACTGTCAGCGTCGCTGAAGAAACCTACCGGCAGAAAGATGGTACGATGATTTCGGATATTAATGCCGCCTGGACTATCCCGCGGACCACGACGACAGCGATTAGCGGCTATAAAGTTCTGTATAGTACGGATAATGGCACGACCTGGACTACCGCGTGCAGCGGAATCACGTCGCTGAGTACATCAATAATTGGCGTAAAAACCGAAACTACCTATTTGGTAAAAGTTTGCACTATAAATGATTTGGGTATTGTATCCGATGGAGTAGAGGCTTCTATCTATATTACTGGCAAGGACTTACCCCCTTCGGATGTTGCCAGCGTATCGGCCACGATTGACGCCACGGATTCAACGAAAGTTAACCTGTCATGGTCCTCGGTAGACGATATTGATTTGGCCGGATACCGGATTCGGGAAGGTACGACGATTGTGGAAAGCCTGGCGCAGATCACTACCTATACCTATGCTGCGACCGAAAGCCGGGCGCACACTTTCGCGGTTACAGCCGTAGATAACTCGGGCAATGAGTCTGAGACGGCGGCAACGGTAACGATAGAAGTAACAGTTGAACCAGCGGATGTTGAGGATTTTGCTGTTAGTCAGCGATCATCTGACCGCAGTTATGTCGATATGTCATGGACAGCCGTAGCTGATACAAGTCTATCGCATTACGAAATTCGAATAGGAACGGACGATGACTGGGATTCAGCAACGGTTATTGCCAGCCAGTTAAAAGCTACCAGCTTCAGTTATCAATTGACCGCAGAAGGCTATACGTATTTCTTTATTAAGGCAGTAAACGCCGGTGGATACTACAGCACTTCGCCTGGTGAGGCAGCGTTTCAAGTAGTCCTAGCGCCGGATGCCGTTACTAACCTTGCGGCGACCCAAAGTACAAAAGACAAAAGCATTATCCTGGTTACCTGGGACGCGGTAAGCGGAGATGACATTGCTGGGTATAAAGTAACAGTGGGAGACAGTTCCTATATTACCAAGGAACTTACTTACAGCTACGAGGCAAGCGAAAACACTACATATACGTTTGCGGTGCAGTCGATAACTACAGCGGGTTATTATTCAAAAGCAACAAGTTTAAGTATTGCGGTAACCATCTCGGCGGCGGATGTAACCGGGTTTGCGGTCAGCCAATCTTCGACCGACCGGACTAAGGTCATTTTGACGTGGGATGCACCGACAGAGCTTGATGTGTCATACTACATAATTAAGCTTGGCACGGCTTGGGAAACAGCTGCGGTCATAGGCAGCCGGGCAACTGGTACTTCCTTTGAAACCACGATAACAACAGAGTCTGAACAAACGTTTTTGATTAAAGCGGTTACATCAGCCGGAAATGAAAGTCAGTATCCGGCGGAAGTGAGTGGGATATTTGATCTGAATCCCGATCCGGTAACCGACATTGTTTTGTCACAGTCCTCTGCTGATAAATCGGAACTTGATATATCTTGGACAGGAATTTTGGAAAGTGACCTTGCCTATTATGACGTGCGGGTAGGTTCCTCGTGGGAGGATGCAACACAAATTACCACTACGCAAGAGACAAGCTGTACGTATACGTTAAGCGCCAGTGGGTCGGTAAAAGTACTGATAAGGTCAATGAATGAAGCTGAGTTTTACTCCGATGAAACCACGGCGACACTCTATTGTACGGTGGAACCGGAGGATGTAAGCAATTTCCGGGTGTACCAAAACGGCGAGTATGTGGAATTGTACTGGGACAAAGCGACAGAAGCCGATGTGGTAAGTTACGAAATTCGGGAAGGCTCTAGCTTTAGTACCGGTTCATTGGTGGTAACCGGCCAGACGACAACAAATTATAAATACATCGTGGACACTGAAAGAACATATTGGTATCACATCAAAGCAATTAATAAAAGCGGATTTTACAGCGCATCGGCCACTAGCGGCAGTGTGACGGTAACCGATCTTCCGTCAAGAAATATAATCGAATCCTATGATGAGCTTACGCTGCAGTCCGGAACACACACGAATACGGAGTTTGGTACTTCGCAGTACAAATTCAGCAATCTAGGCGGAAAATTCAGTGATTATACAACCACGAAGTTTAGTGAAATTGGAGGAGCCACCGTTCTAAAACTGGCGATGAATGATTCTGAGTATTATTCTTCTGGCACCTATAACTGTGAGCAGATAGACATTGGCCAGTTAATTACAGCAAATATAACGGCTTACTTTGTATCTACTGTGCTTCTGGCGTCCGGTACATCGGCTACGCTGGAGTATAGGACGAGCCAAGACGGTGAAACGTTTACCGATTGGCAGGACTTTACGGCTGTGCAGTCTACTTTCCGATACTTGGAGTTTCGGGCGGTACTAGCGACTACGGATACGACAAAGACGCCGGAGGTAAATCACTTTACCATATCGGTGGATGTGCCGGACACGAATTTGAGTCTAACGGCTACGATAGACGCTGGAGGGACTACAGTAGAATATGGGGAAACGTTTTATGCGATTCCGGTGGTTATACCGACAGCTATAGGGGAGAACTTATATGCTCAGGTGATAGAGAAGACGACAAGCGGTGTAACGCTTAAAGTGAAGGATTCGGACAATAACGATGTCGGTGGAACTGTAGACTTACTGGTTAAGGGATATTAATAAATATTTTTATGGGAGGATTTTTTATGTCATACAATAGTACATTACCTACGGATGACGAGTATATTGCAGCAGGTCCTGGAGATATTCGCGAAAATTTCCGGGCGCTAAAGGAAGACCAAATTGTTGATGCCGGTACGGTAGCCGGTCTTTCGGTGGGCAACGCCAGCGGCAATATTCCGGAATCGAATGGGATTGTAAATGTAAATTTGAATGCCGATTTATTGGATGGGTATGAGGCTAGTGCTTTTGCAACGGTAAGCCACATCCATTCGGCGGCGACTACTTCGACCGCCGGGTTTATGAGTGCCAGTGATAAGACAAAACTGGATGGTGTGGCGACGGGTGCCCAGGTGAATCAAAATGCTTTTGGCAATGTAGTGGTAGGAAGTACAACTATACAGGCAGATTCGGTAACAGATACATTGACATTGACGGCAGGGACAAATATTGCGCTTACCCCGGATGCCACGAATGACGCGGTAACGATTGCGGTATCCGGGACGGTGGCTTCGGCTACAACAGCCGCTGCTTGCACCGGCAATGCGGCAACGGCTACGAAGTGGGCGACTGCCCGGACCTTGAGCTTTACCGGGGACGCTACGGGCTCGATGGCGGTTGACGGATCGGCGGCGGCCAGTACCGATCTGACGCTGGCGGCTACTGGTGTAACAGCCGGAACATACACATCGGTTACGGTGGATGAGAAAGGCAGGATTCTTGCAGGTACAAACCCGACAAGTATGGACATTGATATAACTGGCAATGCAGCTACGGCTACGACGGCTACGACGGCGACTACTGCAACAACGGCAACAACCGCTACTAAGACAAGTAATTTAAAGGGAATCGCTTTTTCTATGTGCAACCCTGCGAGTGGGCAAGAGAGTGCGCGGTTTAGTGTTCCTTCAGCTAAGACTCTTTCCGCAATTAAAGTGATGTGCAGTTCCACACCGTCTGCCACGACAACTTTGATACTATACCAGAACTCTGTGGCTATTAAAACTTTAAGTATAAGTGAGGCTACGACCACAACTACGTTGTCGAGTTCAGTATCTTTAGCAGCTGATGATGTGATGTATGTTGCCTTTAGTGGCAGCGTTAATGGAATAACCAATATTACAGTGCAGTTAATGGTAGTGGATGCGTAATGGATATTGAGAAACGGATTAAAAAGCTGGAAGCTATTCTAGGAGGTGCTAATAATGACAAAAATAATTCATTTAAGAGATGATGAGACTATTATAGTCGATGAAAATGCAAAGTTAGTCTATGGTGAAGATTCAAATGTAATCTTTTTAAATGATAGTGAGGGAAATGAAAAGTTTATATTTTTCATTTTAGATGGAATGTATGAGACACTTGTTTCGACTTTAACAACATTCCTTGCTAATTCTGAAACTGATCTTTATCTTAACGATCTCATAGGAAAATATTCTGGAGGAAATAGCTGATGTCTACAACGGTTACATTTACCAGCTCGGGAACTTGGACTTGTCCTTATGGGGTAACTTCGGTGACAATTGCGGCCGTTGGCGGCGGTGGCGGCGGCGGCAGTGCAGGATGCTCTTGGGGTTGCGGTGGTATGTTCTATAGTTACTACACTGGGATTAGTGGGAGTGCTGGTACTTATGCATCTGGAACCTACACGGTAGTGCCAGGTACTACCTATACTTTAACAATTGGTTCGGGCGGTTCTGGTGGTGCAGCCAAAAGTATGGGGAGCGATAGTTCTGGTACTGTAAGCGGAAATTCAGGAAGTACCGGTGGAACAACAACTGTTACAGGAATATTGAGTGTGGCAGGGGGATCGGGCGGTACAGGAGGCAGTTCGAGTTCGAAAGGTACCGGTACAGCGAATGCATCCACTCTAACACCTTATGGTAATGGAGGCGCAGGTAGTTCCAGTTCTTCAAGCGGAACTACGGGGACTGCAGGCAAGGTGGTTATCACGTATGATTACGCAACTATTCTAAGTGTGCAGGAACTCGGAGTATAGGTGGTGCGCTAGTGTTTCTGTTATTGGTAATAGGCTATAGAAAGATGATTGATGGATATGAGAAGTTTTTATTGGGGAGCGGGTGGCTTGGACGATAGGGAGTTTTGTTTGGAACATAGTGGCTGCGAGGCTAGGATAATGCAGCTAGAAAAGAATGATGAGGATATCTTTAAACGAATTCGAGAATTGGAAATGGCGGTATGGAAAGCGGCTGGAACAGGGGGCGTTATAACAGCGCTTATCGTAGTGCTGCTAGAAAAGATGCTTAAATGAGAGGATGTCTTTCAA